GCTTTGGCAAATTACCAGCAAATACACATGGCAAGAATCCTTTGTTTATGAAGGCTCTTCAGTTGATTTTAATCTTGCCAAAATTCTGGTTGAGCCTTTAGACACGAACAATTTCGAGTTATATGTTCGTTTTTGGAATGATGTTAATCCAAATGCCTACAACGATACCTACACCCAACTTAATTCCGATTATGTTTCATTCTCAACGGTTGATGGCGTAACCACCATGACTTGGGTGGGTGACACTTTGTCGGTGGACCCAGTTGTTCTTACAGCCAACGACATCGTTAGGGTTCTGTACCAGTACAACATTATTCCCAACCCTACCGAACAAAATTACGAAGATTATCTACGCACTTTGCCGTTGATGGATCAGCGTGACGAAACAACCCAGAGCCATCCACCGAAGAATTGGAATGTAAGAGTCATTGAAGAAGACGATGTTCTATTCAATTCCCTAATCCCGACAAGACATCCTTATCATGATTTCCTTGTTTATGGCAAGATCCGAACCGAGTTTCCTTACTCGGAAAACATTTACAACATGGATGAATATAACGGCAGTATTCGCAACTCCAAGGTTCCTTGCGATATTGACAAACATTTTGTAGACCCGTGCAACGCCTGCATAAGCAGCAGCTATAACATAGAACTGGAAGTTGAAGGCTTGTCAGACGACCGTATCAAGGAGTGCCAAGAAGTTCTGAAGGAAAACACTCCTTTCCATGCCGTGCTACATACTTTAAATTTTGTGGGCGGCTTTCAAGAGTTCGTGGCCTCACCTATAGAGAAAATTGAAGCTTATGTCGGGGTCCAATACGAAGAAAGCTGTATCGCCGGCGATGCCCAGATGTATTTCAATCGAGCCATGAAATACAGCAACCTTAACAACCTGCCTACTTCACAAACGATTTTGCGTGACGAACTGGCTTCATCTACTGAAGTGATTTCCAGCGTTTCTGCCACCGCTTATAACAGCAGCATTGTGTTGTTTTGTCCAACTGAAACTCTTACTGGTATTGGAGTTAGAAACGATAGCACTACCATTCTTGAGATTCTAGATGGACCATATGCTGGCAGTTATCCGGTTATTAAGGCCGAAGGCAACTCGGTAGAATTTGACCCTGCCCCAACTGAGCCTATTGATAACTGCCAGAATATTTTCCAGACATCAGGTGATTTAAGCACTTGCGCATTGCCATTCCGTATCATCAATCCGATGATTGACATAACTTACAACGCTTCCCTCTGCAATGTGGAGCGAGATCATATCGTGGTTATGGGTGATGAAAGCAACGACTTTGAGTCGCTAGTTATTCAGACGCAATTCGATGTTGATCAGGGAACAGCGCCAACTGCTTATACGGTTGATATTCCGGATTATGGCGGCACTTATACCATTTTGAACATCGACTCTAATGGACGCCTGATTCTTGAATATGATGGTACGCTGCCAAGCACTTCGGTGACGGGAAAGGCTTACACCATTTATAACGGCCTTACTGTTGTTGCGACCGGATCTTCTGGCTATCTTAATGTCACCAACCGTGCCCGCATTACTGTCTTGAACCCAGCGGTGCTACCAATCGGTAATATAATCAAAACCAATTTGTATTACCAAGTGATTGGCGGCACAGAATATCCGGTCACAGGTTTAGTGCCCGGCACCAACGATCAGTTTTATATCAGTGAATATGCCGGTTTGGACCAAGGCGGCATCAATTTGATCCTCCGCCGCTTTTTGACAAGCAATTTAATCGGCTACATGAGCTACCGTGGTCTGAACTTGTTGGTGAGCGGAGTTGATTACGAGACCAGCCTTGGCATACAGAACGGTGCCAACAACATTACCGCCGGCCCGGTGGCGGTTTTGAACAACGGCTTTAAAGAAAACTTCATTGTCAAAGTGGACGACGACTACTACTGGATGAGCGACATCGACGGTAATAGTCCGGTTGGCAGCACTACTATGACATTGTCAGGATTTAGTCAATATTGGCGCACACTGGCCAATGGTGGAACCTCTGTGACGGTTTCTATATACAAGTTTGATATACTTGGAGCGACAATTATGGGCCAGCAGGGCGATCAGCCACCACACACTTTTGAGACACTAGACCGATCAGGCGGACCTGTCATCACTGGTACTGATAGTACTACGGACACAATCGTCGCCTCGCTGGCGATCAAGCCCGAGGACAACATGGTGGAAGACATCCGGCAGAAAGAGGGCGTTTCTTTCACGATTCAATACACCGATGGCTCGGTCGAACAAGGAGAACTGTGATGAATATTGAAAATGCAATCAAAGTCAGGGGCGATGTCCAGATGATCATCCAGCACGAGGATGGTCGGGAAGAAGTCTTGGAATTTCCCAACACGATTCTCGTAACAGGTCGTCAAGCCCTTGCTTCGTCACTGGCCAAGGCCTTTGGCGGCAGTTACGACTATTACATTACACGCATGTTGTTTGGCATTGGCGGCACGGATGGAATGGGGAACAAAAAAATTGTAGCGCCCAGCCGCAACGGCCTTTTCAATCAAATCACCAGCAAGCCGGTAATTGCGGCCGTGGACCCGGATGTGCCTTCCCAAGTCGTGTTTACCTCGGTTTTGCCAGCAAATGACCCAGCCACTAACAACCAAGTGCTCAACGAAATGGCGCTCCAAATGGGCACCGGCGACCTGTACAGCATGGTCACCTTTCCAAATCTCACCAAAACCGCCTCGATGCAGATCGTTTGGAATTGGAGAATTTCCTTCCTGTGATCCGATAAATAACGCAAAGGAGCTTCATGCCAGACTTAGGACCATTTGATGTGCCGCAGTATCAGCCGGGCCAGCCTTACCACTACGAGTACGACAACCTACCGCTGAAAACGCTTGCCCGTCGTGATGAACTGATCAACACGACCGTTGACATTTTAGCTGGCATTTTGGAAAACACCGCTGGAACGCAAGGCACTCTCAGTAATCGCCTCAACCAGTCGATTGATGCGGACGGCAACTTGAAAAGCACCGCTGTGGATCAAGCGGATCACAATATAGCCTATCACATAGACGGATCACGAACGGTTGATCCGCTCGAACTATCGGCCTACCAAGCGCTTGGTTTTCCAAGTCTGACCAACCCTGTCGATTTCGTGCGAATGCTAGCGTCCGAGCGTTATAAGCTGGCAGACATTGCTGACAATGCAACGAACTTGACAATTGATGTAGCGACGGTCGGCGATGGCACCATCACTTTTGGTGACGGAGCCATTCCGGTGTTATCGCTGGAAGAGTCGGATTCGATTGCTTGGTCATTTGTTTCACCCAACGGCATTAAGGCCGAACTTAAATACGATTTCGCCTTTGCACATCGCCATTATTATGACATCGTGCCGCTGACCGGAGATTACCAAAATTATCAGGTAAACGGTTTGAGTACCCCTTACCGTGAAGGCAGCCTCCGGGTGTATATCAACGGTGTGCGACTAAGCAGCAACAGCACGGTAAATGTGCCTAATTATGCTGTATCAGCATATACGGAAAACATGTTTACACCGGACCATTTAAATGGTACATTTGCCCTTGATGTAGCGATTGATCCAACTGATGTGATTACGATTGATTTTGATACGACGCTCAGCTAAAGGGCTGGTAAATGCAAAAAGAAGCGAATGGTACTCTGTTTATCATGCGGGGTTTGCCCGGAAGCGGGAAAAGTACCTTGGCCCAACAACTTGGCGGCGTGGTTTATTCGACTGATGAATTTTTCATGGTAAATGGCGAGTATTGCTTTGATGTCAGCAAGCTCGGCACCTTTCATGAAATGAATCAACGGCGTACTGAAGTCGCCATGCAATGCCGTGAGCCGGTGATTGTGGTGGACAACACCAACATTCAGTCTTGGCAGATGAGGCCATACATTCTTCTGGCTGACCAGTATGGTTACCGGGTGGAAATCAAGATGCCTGACACGCCATGGATGTGGGATGTAGATGTTCTGGCGGAGCGCAACACGCACAAGGTGCCAAGAGAAACCCTGCAAAAAATGAAAAATAGCTTCCAGCACAACCTTGCTGTGGAGCAAATCAGGGACTCCGGTAGCAATGAAAATTTACACACAGAAAAGTCTCAAGTACGGGTTTGCCATCCTCTGCCCTAATCTTTCTATTGGCTTGCTTAAAAATACCGTTTATTCTTTGCGGGCCCGCCACCCCAACGCTCCATTCATCGCTGTCGTCGATGGATTAGCCACTTTTGATGATTTAACGGAGATCAAGAAATGCTGTCCAGTTTATAAGGCAAAATCGACCATCTCTTCCTTGTTAAATGTTGGCATGCGTCATGCCACCTCTGACTGGGTTTTTTCTGTGTTTGCCGGCACCACTGTGCGCTGGAGCATTGAGGAAAAATTTGCCTTTTTTGTCCAGAGTGAGAAAGATATTCTCTTCCCAATCGCTGAACGCAAAATGAATTTCATTGACGGCACACTCAATGGCCTGTTTATAAACAAGAAGTTTTTCCGTGAAGTTGGCGATTTCGAGGACGAAGGCGAATTACAAAACATTAAATTGATATGGGCCGACAAGGCTATGAGTTTGGGCTGCCGATTCAAGGCGATAATTGGCGCTAAACTCTGCTAATTCCTGTGTTTTTGGCACTCCCTTATAATTGATCAAATTTAAGGAGACTGCCATGCTTCTAGAATCGCAAACGCTGCTACAAGATATCGATAAAGCGTTGGTCCATGAGGTGGCCCAGCGCCACAGCTATTTTCAGCTAAAGTTCTTCCTGATCGGCAAGGAACCAACCATCCAAGCCAAAATGTGGCAGTGCCTGCGTGAACTGAAGACTCGGCGGGATTCATTGAAAAGCTTGGAACTGGAGCGGGAAGATCTAAAAGATAAGCTCGAAATACTAAATATCAACAGCAATCGCATCGAAGCCAAGATTGCCTTGTTGCGTCGTGATATGGCTCATGATCCGCTCGATGTCAAGGAAGGAGAAATAGAGCTTCGACGGTTGGTCCGGCAAGAAGCCGCTTTGAAGGAAAGCCTTGCCAATCTCGCAGAAAGAGAGCGCTACACCATAGAAGAGTGCCGTTTCTTTGTGGATACATTCAAAAATCTAGAAACCATCGAACCGCTGAAACACTTTGACGACATTCAGGCACAAAAGGAATACTGGTCGGCTCGCTTGTCGCAAAAGCTGAACCTCAAAATGTTGACGAGGCAAAATGTTGACACCGAATTGATCGAAACAATTATGGCGCTGCCCGACGATATGGACATTAAAAAGCAAACCCTACATACATTAACGCTAAAGCAACAGGAGATCATTCATCAACTGAACGAAACGGCTAAAAAGCTGGACATTCAGAAGGGGAACAAGGAGACTTAATGGCCGTCAATCGAATTGCCAGTCAGGACACCGGATACACCACGGGAGACTTGTCGGTTTATCCTGAAGCTAAAGACAGTCCCTATCAGTTGTATCAGGCGGTCAATAACGCTCAGACGGCCTTGAAGCAGTCTCTGACCTATTCAGGCAAATATATTATTGTCGAGAACAACGACCAGTTTCCTTCTAGTGGAATCCTAAGAATTGGGGCACCTCCCGGACAGACAGGTGCTGCCGAACTCGTCTACTATGACACCAAAACCTCTGGCGTCTTTCAGAATCTAATACGGGGATTTGCAGGAACACGACAAAACCCGTGGCCTTTGGGAAGTATGGTCAGCCAAGGTGTTTTTGCCGAACACCATAACTCAGTAAAAGATGCAATCATCAAACTTGAAAATTATGTCGGCCTAAAAACGCAACCGACTTCTACCTCTCTAAACGGCATTCTCAAGGCCCAAGAAAACCGCTTCCTGTCTCCCAAAGCCTTGTTCCGGGCCTATCCCACTAAGGCGCCTCCGGGAACCAAGGTGCGCTTTCACAACTTCAGTACCGGACCGTTGGTGCGTTTCTTGTGGGATTTTGGTGACGGCACCACCAGCGTGGAAAAGAATCCTCTTCACACCTACCAGAAAGAGGGTGTTTATACCGTCAAGCTAAATATCATCAGCAGCCTCGGAGCTCAAGGCATCGCCACCAAGAAGGGTTATATCACTATCTCAGAAACAGCCATCCAGCCTTTTTTCTATGTGACGCCTAATACGGGAATTTCATTGCAAACAGCCATCGCCCAATATGGCAATCCTAATTTGGCCACCACTTTCAACTTCATAGACCAAACGGATGGCAACATCGTGCAGCGATACTGGGTCTTTGACGGACCCGGCAAACATAACGGTGCACAAGTGGACAGCCAGAGCATCGCCGAATTTGACCCAAACATTCACTACACCTCTTATGTGTATGATTTGCCCGGAACCTACCAGCCATCATTGCTGAACCTGTTCGACAACCAGCAACTGCAAAGGGCGTTTTTGCGAGATAACATTACGGTGGAATAATGACAACTAGCAATTTTCCAGACAGTTTTGACACTAATGTGAATTTGTATCAAGTTGCAGATTCCTTGCGTCTTGTTTTGGCAGAGGATTATAATCCCGGAGATACCGTCATCACCGTTTACGAAGACGAAACGATGATGCGTCGATTTAACAATACAGGCATCATTACGCTTACCGAGCAATGCAGCGACCCAGAAGTCAGAGCTATTTCTTTCAGCTACACCAGCCGTACCCTTACCACCTTCGAGGGTGTTCAAGTTCTGGAAGGTTTTACCGCCAACATCAAGACCAAGAACATAACAAATGTTACTCAAAATGTGATGGCACAACACCACAACAACTTAAAAGATGCTGTGATTGCCATCCAAGAATTCGCCGGCAAGAAAGGCCAAACCGGCCTGCGTCCACTTGAAGGCACTATGGAGGAGCGCATCAACTACTTGCGCAATATCGTACTGCAACCTAAAGCATGGTTTAAGACCAACAAAACGGTTGGACTTGCCCCTTTAACCATTGAGTTTACCGACCAAAGCTTCCGTCTTGGCACCGATGGCACTTCAGTCTCTGTGCAGCATATTTGGGACTTTGGCGATAATACCATTTCCGTTGTCCCAACTATTTCTGTCAGCAATGTTGTTCCATCCAACATTTCCAATGTTCTTGTTGAAGATATCGACGGCGGCATCATCAGCAAAACCTATACAAAACCGGGCATTTACACTGTCAAATTGACAGTCATCAATGATTTTGGACAAGACTCGGTAATTTTCAATGACCTTATTTCGGCTCGATTTCCAGCGCCGGGATTTGCAGCAATTCAGTTCACGCAACGGGCGAATCAAATTATTACGGAACCGGGCGTGCCTTCTGGCGGTCCTTACACCACCACTCCGGTTATTCGAAGCCCGATCAATACCTTGATCGACATGGAAATCCCTGCTGGTGTAAATCCTAATACACCGGGCATTAGTTATGCCGGGGAAACCTTGGACGGATTTGGCAATCCAATTGACCCAATTGTTTCTTATACTTGGTCTTTTGGCGATGATATTCCACACAGTAACAGCAGCCAAGCTAGGGCTGTTTATAGCGTAGGAGGTTTTTACGATCTCGTTTTGAGGTGTGATACTGAATACGGCTCCTACAGAATTACCACATATAACGATGCTTTTGACATCGTAGAAAAGGTAAACCTGTGGTTGTGGTTTTATAACACGCCACAAACCGAGGTCGCCGCATCCGAATTTGGACTGATAAGCGAAACCTTTAAATCAGTTGGCCCTTATGTCACTTTGAATGTGGATGATGACTTCTTGACAGGCGAAATTAACGAAGTTCAACAAAAGCGTGAATTCCACCGAAATGTCGGTTTTTGTCCCCGTTCGGCGACCACTTCTGGTAACGCTGGGACCGGATTACTTTATTGGGCAAGTGGCCGTTCGTCATTAGATTCACCGGCCGGTGAGGTGGTACGCTCTTCGCAATTCAACGGCTTCACGCAAGTTTATAGCAGCGCTTTTTCTAGCATTTATCGCCCATGGAACTGGGTATCATTTGCCAGCATAGAAAAACTATATTTTATTCTCGGGACCGTGCCAACAGCTATTCCTTCTGGAACATCGCCGACAAATCAAAACAAGGATCAAGTTGTTTTATCTACTTTGGGCGTTGTGTCTCCCGTTTCTGTTCTAAACGGCACCAATTACAAAAACGGCGCCAACGAATTAGAGCAAAACGAAACTTTTGACGGCTCTAATAACATAGTCATGGGCCAAATGAGCGTTTATCGTTCCACATGGCACAATGACGCTGGCTACTTCCTCCGGAATGAGGGTACGGGCGACTTTTTCCGCATTCGTAGCTTTTACAAAACCAGCGGCAACACCAGCGAACCTTTCATTGACATTCGTAAATTGCCTGACATGACCGGTTCCTCAAGGGTTGAAGGGCAGTTGGTGTCGTTGAGTCAGGGCGTGTATTTCTTCAGCAATTCTGGCGCCGTAGCGGCTTATAGCCCGACTACAGCAGTATGGAGCACGGGTGGTCCGGGCATCAATTCCCCAGCTTTTCGTAACCTGCAGGACACCGCCGTGTTGGGCTATGACAACGCCAATCAGACCTTGTTGGTGGCTTCGGACGGTGATAAAACTGCCTACCTTAGCTTTGATTATAGCACCAAGCCGTTCATTCGATTCAATGAAACGGACACAACCTTCAGCAGTGTGACAAATAGACCTTCTGGAAACCAATGGAACATGGCGATTTTTTAACGGCTGTTATACATATTTGAGCAGAAAAATAAGGATTAAAAATAGCAGTGCCCAATTTCTTCCCACCAGTACCTGTTTATCCCAGCGGTTACGACAGCGACGCCACGCTCTTTCTGGTTTACAACACCAGCGAGACTGTCACAACTGCGGATAACAACGCATGGGCCGAAGAAATACTCATCAAGCCCGTTGGAGTTAATGATCCAGAGATTTGGGCAGACAATGGCTTTGCCAACATTAACGGGGAATTATT